CTCCACCCAAACTACGTGTTAAGTAGTTGAGAAGTACGTGGGGGCACTAAGTGCCTTTCAAAGGACAGTGGGTTAAAACCACTGCCCTAAGTCGTACCACCGTGGTATAAGAAGATTCTTACGAATCTTCCGTCCGCGACCCGGCAACGGGATCTTATTGCCATAAGAGATCTCGCCACCACCTCCACTCTCTCTTAACCTAGTTAAGAGAAGCCCATGGTTGTCATAGACAACCATTTGTGGACGAAACAGAGGAACTCTGACGACGAATCCTTCAACTTGGCCTTTCGGCTTCTTGAAGGAAACACGGGGATGATCGATATTCTCGATCAGCCCCGCGTCGCCGTAGCCATCTGATATCAGCGGAAACGCTGTTAAAGAGCTGGCAAGAAGTGTGTAGCAACGAAGAAGACGAGCGTCACAACCGCAATAACCATTGCGGCGATGAGCAAGCCTTCGAACATTGTTTGCACACTTGAGTAGTTCTTCTGAGTCATCGAGGGATTCCTTGAGGAATAGTGGTTTAATATCTTGTCCATTCCAGTAGTGAGATCCGCAGGATTCTCGATAATAACCGGAAGAATAACTCTTCTGATCGTTAATCGTGAAACCAGCAAAATCGCACAACTGGTGGAAGATATTAAGGGCCGAAGAAGGTATAACGACGTCATCACCGTAAACGGAGATGAGCGACGAATCCTCATTGGAAAGCTGGCAAGCCGCCCAAGCAAGAGAGTAGAAAATCAAACTCTCAAGCTCGAACGTGTAGCCATTCCCCATAGAGGAGAATTTCTCGTAAAAGAAATTCTTTCCTTCTAGAGTTGCGAACTTCGATCTATGACAGTCAAGCACAGCATACCAATCGGAGGGGAGAAGCTCCCAAACGATTGATCGGCTGATACTATCACTAGCTGCACTAAAATCGATAGTGGCCAGGGTTTGGCCACGACTCGCTTCTAGCGCTAGCTGTTGATTGATCGCCTGATTGTTTAAGTCGATACCAACACGACCTAGTTTTGCTCGGATGATCGATCCAATACCTTTCTGAAACCAGATATTTAATCCGGGTTCAATAGCGATGGTTCGATCCGTCTTAGCATTCTTAGGCACGGTGATAATCTTGTTTTCCGACGTATAGTTCAGGGAATCGAAGTCTATATCCCAAATGGGATAAGCCTCTCGAAACCAAGGACGAATGAAGGAAGCAAGACTGTGAGTGATTCCTCGATCTTCGAGGAATTTCTTTGGGTACGTTGCCTCTCTCCGTTTTATGTGGAAAGATGCACCCGGTCCCCAGTTGCAACCGTCTACGTAGGATTCACGACAAGACGAAAAACGTCCTAAAATCTTATGGATTTTATAGCGAGCAAGGGAAAGACCTTGCTGCACCATCGGAGAAAGGTTCTCCGACCGTAAGATTCGGGCATTTGACTCTTTGCATGTTTCCTCTGCCTTCCAGAACTTCTCTAGGGCAATTTTCTTTAGATCGTTACCGGTCTTCAGAAACTTCGCCTTCGAGAGGATTGAAGTGGCAGCCAGACTATCTCGGGCATCAACGTAGGTATTGTAATGAAGAGGATTGAACTCTAACTCTGATAGAGTTTTATGTTCGCCGCTTTTATACAATATCCATACAGATAATGCGCGAGGACAGTCGAGGGCACGCAGATACTGATGAATAAATTCATCGGTAAGGTTGGCGTTAGAACGCTTCACCATGATGTTACTCCTAAAGGGGTAAATCGAAAGAAGGAAACCTGGTTAGTAAATACTTTCCAGGTTCTGCACGGCAGCCGTGGTAACGGCGTTCTGCAGGAGGGTATCGATCAGCTTACGCAGATCGAGACGGTTGGTTTCGGTTGCCTGTTTGGGCAGCACGAACTCAACCATCGCATACGCCTCACCAACTTTCTTGGTGGTGTCGACAGTGTCCATGATGGGCATGACGACGCGTTGCTTCACGCGAGCGACCTGGGAACCATTCTTCGGGAGCGTCACCTGCATGGTAGCTTTCCAGCGAGCATCAAAGATGCTGTTGGTAACATACCAGTTGGCGACGCCATTCGAATCGATGGAGGCCGGGTTGAAAACAACGTTCGCGGCAGCATTGTTCTGCAGCGTGAGAGTGCCAAAAGCGCTCATGACTATCTCCTAAGGGAGGTTAATAGGGCAGCGGCGTTGAGTATATGAGTACTACTGAATGGATTCTTAATTTTCGGTAACGGAGGCTTAGGCAAGTTTGTACTTTTAACCAAACGGTTACAGTAAATTCTTGTCGCCTGCGCACCAGCAAAACCAGAGCCCCAGATGTACTCGTTGTTATAATCATTGCCGCCAAATTTCCGAGCGAATGTGATATCTTCCCGTATAAAGACGGTTCGATGCCACGATTCAACGGAGATGCCGTCGAGGGCGGAGAGTCTTCCCAGTGTATTGCCGATAGGTATTAACCAATCTGCAACAAAACTGAAAGGAATCACCTCCCAAGCCAAGACAGCTGGGTTTGTCATTCCCAACTGAGCAAGCGCCCTGATACCCGCGTTATTCACGCGAAGGCGAGCTTTGTACCGGACAGTAACTTTAGACACAACCTTACGAGTATCCAGGAAAGTAGGAGCATCGTTCTTGTACAACGCAGAACTGATACTCTCACCTGACTGGGTAGCCGTTCGGATTACATCAAAAGTTAAATCCTCGCTTTTACTGAACTGCTCTACAGAAGCATTGATATCACTTAAAAGTGGTTTCAAGGCATACTGCAATTTCAGCCAGTTATCAGCAAGGCCGGTAGGGGAAAATTCATGACCTAGGATAGTACCTAGTTTCTGAAAATTCCCGGACTTATACGCTTTTATAATCTGAGCTACCTTTTGGGCAGCTTCAGCTATGAAAGACGCAGTTTGTCCGTAAGTTCCCAACGCTACTAACAGGTTAGGCCCACAGTTAGCTATGCCGTCATAGAGACGCCCTAGCACCTGTTGGTCCAACTTATCAATAGTGGCTTGGTATCCAGCGACGTAAATCTGTTCATTTGGGACAATTATCAAAGGAGTTGCAATAGACCGAAGTCTAGTGTAATTCCAGAGAGGTCCCCAGAAATCGCCTTTAATCACCCATGGTACACCGGGATTGGTTCGTTGATATCCAGCGGTTGAACCGCTAGAATATCTCTTACCCATCTTGAAAGCGTACGTAGTGAGATTAGTTGGAACAAGCGAAGGAGTCCTCATCACGTTAGTGCGAGGAACTTTCTTCTTGGGTGCGTAAACCGGCTTATACCGTTCGACTCTTGGGTAAACCCATCGGTCTTTCGTGATATAAACTGAGATCCATTCGGTATGAGGGACTTTCTTCGTCACTTTTGGATAAACCAAATATTGACGAATAAGAACACCATGCCTATAGATCTTCTTTAAGGTAGGCTTTTTCGACTTGTCACGGTAAGTGACGGTTCGATAAGTTACCTTTTTGATTTTACGCAGAAAGGTCCGGGTTTCCTTGACCTTTTTAGCCTTCTTGTCTCGATAAATAACGAGACGCCAACCAATAATTTGGCGGATTTTAGAAGGCTTCGCTACTCTCGGCTTATTAAGAACGTTATTGACGCCGGTACGAGTTATGAGTGACTTACATTCTCCACTAGATTGGTACGTAAAGCCGCGGTCGTAAGTAATCTTACTTGCGCCAGCTGGAGCACCAAGAGTGGAGTCTGAAGTCAACTCACTGAACGTACCATAAGGCATCATAACCTCCATAAGCAAAGGGTTGCGACTCTCGTTAGGCTTAGATGCCCAACGATGGTAGCAGCTGACAAAGCAGCTACCAGAACTAGAGTTCTCCGGTTACCGGGGAGC